CTACAGCTTGTTTTTTAACACGCTCATCCTTACGATCTTCTTTCATTGCTTCGTCTCTAGCTTCAGCACCACTTTCAATTTGCTGTTCTGCAAGACCGTACTCGCCTTTCATTTGCTCAAGCTGAATCTTCATTTGATGCTCCATTTGAGCGTACTGCATTTTAAGCTGGTATTCAAACTCTTTCTTCTGCATATCCAACTGTGCAAGAACTTGTTGCTTCTGTAAATCAACTTCAACAGCTGATTGCTGCTGCATAGCTTGAGCTTGTGATTGCGCTTGTACGTTTTGTTGTGCTATAGCCTGTTGCTGTGCTATACGTTTCTTTCTACGTATAATAAGTAAACGCTCTGCTTGGTCAACGTCTTTTAACTGACGAATAGCAATAGCGTCTTCAAGGTCTATTTCTTTTTGAGCCAGAGCAATTTGTATATTTTGCTCAAGGTACTGACGATCCATATCGTTAAGATCACTAAGAACCCGGACACCAAAGTTGTACATTGGAAGATCCCTAAAGCTTGATAAGACAGACATATTAGTCTTGCCAATAGCTTTCTCATATACCTTAAATATAACTGACTCTATAGGAAGTATCTGAACGCATTTTAAGATGTCCTCACAGACTTTTCTGTAAAGAATCATACTAGCATTCGTAATATCATAGATAGCGTTGTTACCGGCATTTACAGCCATTTGGTTTACACCTACTAACGCTTCTCCTTTTGGAGTTGTACCGTCCATTACCTCATTGATACCTGTAGCATCACGAATCATACGTAGGTAGTGATTGTATAATGCAATAAGCTCGTTGATATTACGGATTGTATTTCCAATCTCACGAATAGGAGGATTCTGGAAACCACCTTCTGGATTCTTACTACGGTAGTAAAAGACACCTGTTTGTTCGTAAATGTCTTGAATATCTAAGGGCTGTAAGTCACCGCCACGACCTAAGTCAACATTTTCTAAACCTTCAATATCAACCATGATGCCATCTGGCTTACTCTTAGCGATCGCTTGCTGTAGCTTCAAGTGTGTTAACTGTAATTGATCTGCAAAACCAACAACACCAGATACCAAAGACTTAGGTATCATGTTACGCATATTTACAGAAGTTACAGAATATGATAAACGAGCCTTAGAGATATCGTGGATATTCTTAGGAATATTATGTTGCTTCTCGTAGTTAAATAAATGGTCTGTGCCAATAATGTACATACCTCCATACACCGTAGAGTTTTGCATGTATACAGGGTCACGGTCATATACAGAGTTTTTAGGAGCTTCGTACTCTTCTCCTTTGAAATAGAAACCCATGTTGCCGTGACGAGACATCTTGTTCTCGTAGATCATAGAATCTACAGATAAAAACTCAAAATCTAATACTTCAACAGTATACTCATCGTAACCGTACTTGTATTTATTAAGCTGTTTATCATAATACTTTTCTGTAAAACGCTCTGCGCTATTAGAGTGCTTGTTCATTACACTCTCAGCCATTTCAGTATATTCCTTTTCAGTAAACTGATCACCGGCTAAACGCTTGAGCTCCATAATGCTCATACGCTTAATGTGCCCAGCATATACTAAGTCAGAGAACGTAGGGTCATCAGTATAGTTATGTATAAACATTGATGGGTCTACATACTCCTCGGTAATACCGTAGTTAGGGTCATTGCTACGTTTTGCAACAGCCATACCACAACTGATAATATCTTCAACACATCTGCGGTATATACGCTCATCAAAGTCGTTCCACTGTAGTGTAAGCTGCGTTGCAAGTTGACCGGCAACCTCAGCATCTGTTTTTACATTTGTTTCTAAAAAGATTTCAGCTTCTTCTGGAGTATCTGGAAGGGCATCTGGATCTACCTGTGTTTGCAGACCAGAAGCTTTAGCTTCCGCAATCATCTCCTTCTTTTCAATCTGTAAAGCAATCATTTTCTTCTTTACATCCTTCTCGCTTTGAGAAAGTGGATCAACAGCTTCAATCTGAGGATAACGATATGATGATATGATTTTGTTTGCTACAATCTTAACAAACTTAGGAACGATAGGGACTGGAGTCCAGTCAATAGACAGTAATGATCCATCGTCATTACCTGGATCTAAACTGTTAAGTATTTGCTTGTATATACGAGTGTCTTGTGTACCGTTAGCGTACATACGTGACTGCTCAAACTCTTTGTACCTCTTTTGATACAAACTTCCCTCTGTGTCTAACCCTCCCCATTGATTCATCATTGCCTTAGCATACTCTAAGCCATATTCTTTCTGGCTCTTTTCAGCATGCTTGGCTAGAGGGTTTGGGAAACTTCCTTTCTTTGTTACATTCATCTTTTCGCTGAATATTAATCAGAAACAAAGATAGATAATTTATTAACGCTGAATTACCTTGACTTTACGGAAGAATTTCTTATTGCTGTTATCTTTTTTTATTTCTTTCTTAATTGACTTTTGAGCAGCCATAAGAGCAAGACCAGCACTTATACTAAGGTCAAACTTGGTACGGTCGTCTATTTTAAAGTTAATCCAGTCTTCTAGTGTGTTGTCAAAAAACATTTTACCATAATTACCCTCTTCGTTTAACCCAACATGCTCATGTATATACGCTTCAATAGACTGGGCGTGAGCTTGTATAATATCTTGAGAGTTAGATGGTATACCTTTTGTTTTTGTAGCACTACGTGATCCACCACCCAAGTGTACCGGTCTATCCATGAGGTAACCATCGTATCCTCTGTTCTCAAAATACCTAGCAATACCGTATTTGTTATTCTCTATTAGTATCATATACCCATAAAAAACAGCAGACATAAGAACATCCTCGTAGAATATTCTAGCCAGTGGTGGACGTGAAGCGTACTCTAATACAAACATATTTGAGGGATGCTCCATATTTATTTTGTTATACAGATGCAGTGCACCCTTAGATCCTCTGCCATCTACGGTTGTATCAAGGTCATAGCTATCCACACCTCCTACACCTAGCCATGCATTACCAGGGGTTTTTTTACCCCTTTCTGTTACAACTTTATTACGCATTTCGTCTGGCGGCATCCAGGCTATTCTAAATCTACCATTAGGGTCTGGTCTAAATACAACCTTTGTATCTTGAACACCGCTCTCCCAAACAAAGTTACCACGAACAACGGGGTTAGGATAGAGCTCCATATTGTTTTCCAGCTGCTCATATATCTTAGCAATGTTAAAAGTAGATGCTTTAGTAGAGTCACGAAACGCCTCATCCATGGTAAATGGAAACTGTCGTATAACCTCATTTAAATCATAGCTGTCGTTTGATAATGCTTTACGCTCATTCTTTAAAAACGTTTTAGCGCCTATCTCTATCATCTCATTATCGACACCAAGCACAGGTTTCTCTGGGTTATCTACAACTGGATTCCCGTATCTATCAAAGAAACCTTCTAGCGCCTCATACGCTGGTATAAATATCTTGTATAAACCACTTTTAGTTCTCCCATTATCATTACGTTCAGTTGGATCAGAATTGTAAACCAACTTTTTAAAGTTTCGCCCTCCTTTGTCTAACGGGTTAACTGTAGATCCAACCATAGCCTTTCCTATAATCTTACGACCCACAAGTAAACATGTTCTATGTATGCGCCATATCTCAGTTATATCTTCCGGCTTTTCTATTTTACCAGCCTCGTCAAGAAAAAGGTAGTGTAATTTCTCACCATCATAAGCATTGGACGTAGTGTTCTTCCAGTTGATTATCGTGTCTAAAGCCTCGCCTCTGTTTGTTGTTTTATTGTTTTTAGTAATACGCTTTGATGGCTCACGGAATGCTAGCTCTTGACGTGGGTTAGTAGTACCGTCCTGGATAGGCTTAAAGAAGAATGGATAGTTCCGGTATATTGGCATTATCTTCTTCATAAAGACATTCTCTTGTGCATCCTTACCTGTCTTAGATACGATACCAAGCAGTTTGTCTTTAACCTGAGTGCCCTCATCAGACAAGTTACCAGAACACATCTGGGTATAACCCGAACGTCTACACTTTACATAGACCTGCCCCATAGATCTTGGGTCGTGCTCGCAAGCAACAAAATGTCGGGAAAGCCTGTTCTGAAACTCTAAGTAACTAGGGTATCCAATATCAATCTTGGACCATTGCAGGAACATATAGTGGTGACCGGTAATATAGGTGGGCTCACCGTTATTCATAAACCACACACCGTTTCTACGTCTATCAAATTCCTTACGTATAAAATCTGTATACCTTTCTTTAAAAGGCTTAGGCATATCTGTCCAATCATCCATGGATCTGATCTTCATCAAATCTGACGGGGGATCTATCCTGCGCCAGTATTGCTCTTCTTTTTTTAGGTCGCTAAATAATATGTCTTTCTTTTTAGGAACAGCTGGTAGTTGCAGGTAAACATCAGATATATTAATCACCTCACCACTAGTACCCTGTGGGCATATGTTTACTACAGGTTCATCAATACCTTCTATGTTTGCTAAACCAGCCATCTATTTCTTTGCAAACTTCTCGCTAAACCCAGAGCTGTAGTCTACCTCTTCTTTTATATTACCTGTTTTCTTCAGCTCTTTTAGCATCTGCTCTAGCTTTTGGTATTCTGTTATTAGCTCCTTTGCATCTATTGCTGACTGCTTTATACTTTGCAGTTCAGACCTACGCTGGCTACCGCTCAACTCTTTGTCTACAGGTTTTTTTATTTCTTCTGTAATGTTTTCAATAGCTATAGACATAGCGTGCAGAAGCTCTTCTCCAGCGTATACACTGTCAAATTTTTTTCTGCGTCCCATTAGAATCCGGTTGCGTAAATATGTGTTATGTGTGTGCGATAGACCTCTTCACCGTCTATCTTCATGCGATAGTCAGCGTTCTTCATGATCATTACCTTGTCGCCCTTTTTGAGTCCGAGCTCTTGTACAGCTGGCGAATCGTAAAGAACATAACCAAACATGTTGTATTCTGGCTTTTTGAGTTCGGTAATAATGCCGCTTTCAGTAACTTCTTCATCCTCCTGTTCTTCTGGTGTTAAGAAGATCCATTCAGAAAGCAGGTGTATTTTCCCAGTATCTTGACACTTATAAGCATAAGCTTGGGTGTTCCCGCTATTGTGGGG